GAAGAAACTATCAGAAGCAGCAGCCGAAATTCTGGGCGGCAACATAGCTTCTAAAATGAAGTCGGGTGAAACATTTGGTGCAGGAAAAGACGCATCGGGTGTAAAGACACCAGGCCAGAGTGAAAAAGCAGAAGATATGGGTGGTCCCGTAGCATCTGCGGCTGATGCTGGAGTTGCAGCAGCTACAGCGGCTGCTCCTAAAGCTACTCCTCCTGGCGCAACACCTCCAGTTGGTGCAGAACCAATGAAGGATCTAAAGAAGGGTGAACCTGGAAAAGATCGCGCAAAGGCCCATGAAACCGGCATCGTTGAAGAAAAAGACGAAGACGAAAAAGACGAAAAAGAAATGGAAAAGGACGAAGACGATAAGGAAGATGAAGAGGAAGACGAGAAAGAGAATATGAAGGAAGAAGATTCCACAGGTATTCCTTCGGTTCATTCTGTTTCCGATAAAGTCAAGTCTTATGTCCAGGGCAAGACTGGTGTGAAGGTAGAAGAAGATATTTCTGCTATCTTTGCTGGTGAGTCGCTATCAGAAAGCTTCATGAAAAAGGCACGGATGGTCTATGAGGCCGCTGTCATTTCAACTGCGACAAAAATCGCAGAAGACATTGAGACTGAGTATGCTGAGACTCTGGAGCAGGTATCAGAAAAAATCCGCTCGGAGTTGACAGAACAGGTTGACGACTATCTAAACTATATGGTCGAAGAATGGGTCAAGGACAATGAAATCGCCATCGAAAAGGGTCTTCGGGCTGAATTGACAGAAGATTTCATTTCTGGTCTGCGGAACCTGTTTGTCGAGCATTACATTGACATTCCAGAAGATAAAGTCAGTGTTGTTGAGGAACTTGCTGAAAAGGTTGAGTCTCTTGAAAGCAAGCTAAACGAAGAAATCAATCGCAATGTAGCTCTAAAGAAGAATCTAAATGAGGCTAAGAAAGTCCAGATCGTATCGAAAGTATGTGAAGGATTGACAGAAACTCAGGTAGAGAAAATCAAGAGTTTGGCTGAAGGTGTAGAATTCACGACTGAGGAAGACTATACAGAAGCACTTGAAACATTGCGCGAAAACTATTTCCCATCAAAAGCTGTCAAAGCCACAAAGTTGGACGAAGAAGCTGTTGAGGGTGAAAAGACTGGATTAGAGGAACAAAAGACTGTAAATCCAGAAATGGATCAGTATGTAAAAGCTATTAGAAAAACACTAAAGTAAGAAATAAAATACAGGAGTAATGTAAAAATGTATCTAACAGAAGAACTACAGAAAAAATGGGCTCCGGTTCTGGATCATCCTGATCTAGCACCAATCAAGGACCCATACAAGAAGGCGGTAACTGCAATGGTTCTTGAGAACCAGCAGATTGCTTCCAACGAAGAAAGAAAGATGTTGAATGAATCCGCTCCAGCAAACGCAACTGGTGCAAGCATCAACAACTACGATCCTATCCTTATCTCTCTTGTTCGTCGTGCGCTACCAAATTTGATTGCATACGATATCTGCGGCGTTCAGCCAATGACAGGCCCAACAGGTCTGATTTTCGCAATGCGGTCGAAGTACGATGCACAGGGTGGTACGGAAGCTCTGTTCAACGAAGCGAACACAACGTTCTCCTCGTCCAACAAGGCTGGTAACACAGCAGGCGTAACGGTTCAGACTGGCACCAACCCAGTTTCGAACATTCTAAACTCAGCACTTTACACAACTGCTAATGGTATGTCCACAGCAGCAGCGGAAGCTTTGGGTGATGCAGGTAACAACCTATTTGCAGAAATGGCATTCAGCATCGATAAGGTTACAGTCACAGCACGTAGCCGCGCATTGAAGGCTGAATATACTCTAGAACTTGCACAGGACCTGAAAGCTATTCATGGTCTGGATGCAGAGACAGAGTTGGCTAACATCCTATCGACTGAAATCCTAACCGAAATCAATCGTGAAGTTGTTCGTACAATCTATCGCACAGCAACAGCAGGCGCACAGTATGGCGTAACAACTGCTGGTACATTCGATCTAGACACAGACTCCAACGGCCGTTGGTCAGTTGAAAAGTTCAAGGGTCTGATTTTCCAGGTCGAGCGTGAAGCTAATGCTATCGCTAAGGCTACTCGTCGCGGTAAGGGTAACGTTCTGATCGTTTCGTCAGACGTTGCTTCTGCGTTCGCAATGGCAGGCGTTCTTCAGTACACTCCAGCCCTTCAGACTGATTTGACTGTTGACGATACTGGCAATACATTTGCTGGTCTGCTTCACAATCGTATCAAGGTCTACATCGATCCATTCTTCGGCGGATCATCGTCCGGCGATGAACTGGTCACAGTAGGCTATAAGGGTACATCACCATACGATGCTGGTCTATTCTATTGCCCATACGTACCTCTCCAGATGGTCCGTGCGGTCGGTCAGGATACATTCCAGCCACGTATTGGCTTCAAGACGAGATACGGAATGGTTGCGAATCCGTTCGCAACGAGCAACGGCGATGGCGTCGTTGGTGACCGTAACACTTCTGGTCAAGCCAATATCTACTATCGTATTTTCAGAGTCCGCAATCTTATGTAGACTTTTTGTCTTAATAAGACAAAACAAAAACAAAAAACGAGCAGAGACTATGGTGGGGGAGAGAAATC